ATTAGGTACTGAAAGTAAGAGTTTTTATCTCCGTATGTTACAAAAGCCTTATTCTTTTTTTCTTCAATAGTAGGGCTTACATAGTTAGATAATGTTAATGCGTGTATCATAGTACTATATAATTATTGTCAAATGTATTGTTTGACTTGTATTCGTTTTTGTTAACAGAATAGTATTTGTTTTGTGTTTGGTCTACATCTTGGTCAGTACAAAATATCCTATCTCTATACACAAGTAATGTAATACCCTCGTCATCGTTCCAAAGTTTTTGTTCTAGTTGAAATTGTGAAAGTGATTGACCCCATACATCAGGGTCTCTTGTAAATTCTAAATCATAAAACCTACCCTCTACTAAAGTAAATGAGTGTGATAGCGTTAAATAATCTCCATCTTGTGTAAAAGTAACATCAGTAACAGTTGCAATATTTGTAGTGTCATCTCTTACAATCATAGCTGCTTCTGTGTAGTATAATCGTGGGATAAACTTAATTATTTGTGCATCAGTACTTGTTGTGAGTATTCTCATATAAGTATAACGCTAAAATGTATGAATTTGTAATAAAAAAAGAGGGATGCTAATGCACCCCCCTTAAAATCATAATCAAAAAAAACTTATACTCTATGCAAATATATAAAAAATATATTAAGCAGGAGTAATAGGTGTTGTAGCACTTTCGTCGGGTGCTGTTGCAAAGAATGGTGGATTAACCTCACTAGCTACTGCCGTAAGAGTAAAGCCTTGTAAATCTCCTGCTGCTGCTCCTGTTACAATAGTACCACCTGTAACTTCTGCACCGTTGTCCTTTCCTACTAGCAAGTACTTTGTAGTACCTGTACCGTCAGGATATAGTTCAACAACATAGTGCGCTCTACCTCTGTTTAAGAGTTTTATCTCCTCTTGTGTTGCAACATCTAGGTTTTGAAAAGTAATATTTAAAGTACTTTCATAAAAAGTAGTTCCATTTTCTCTACTTGATGTTACGCTTGTCTCTAAAGATGTTTGACCACCTTTGACTTCAAACTTGAAAAACTCAGCACTTGCATCTGATGGTAATGTTACCGTACCAGATGAAGGGCTTAACGCTGCTATTGCTGCGCTATAATCAAGAATATATACATTTTTGATACCTGCATAAGCCGTCTTACAGCCTATACCTCTACCTTTTGTTATTGCACAACTCATATTTATTTATTTATTAAAAAAGGGCAGGTAGGTACACACCTAACCTACCCCTTTTATGTTAGTTATCTATTAAGTGTAAAGTACTACGTCAGAACCAACACCAATTTGTACACCTGCTGTATAGCGCATTACTACACGTACATTCTGTGAACCATCAATGTCAGACATATCAATAACTTTAACCTCGTTGCGGTCATCTAGTAGACCTGTACCAAAGAATAAGTTTGATGATTGAGCGGCAATAGCAGAATTTGTTGCTAGTCCACCTGTTGCAAACAATTTAATACCCTGAAAGTTCATTTCAGTTTGCCCTACGTTATATAATTCCCTATAACCTAGTGCAGCTTGTGCAGCGATATATTGTTTAGCGATGTGTTGTGAAATGTAAATAGTCAAATCTTCTTTTCCATAAACACCACTTGGGATAGCATCTACAATTTTAGAAAGTTCAGCTACAACATTAGCAGCAGTAACAGTAGTACCTACTACGTCTACTACATCTCCATCAGCAGCGGCAAGTGCTTCTAAACCGTCAAAAGAACCCTCTCCTGCACTACCTGACCAAATAGATGTTTCAGTTGCATTAGCTACTTCGGCAGCTACTCTAGCAATAACATAGTCAGAGAATAAAGGTGGTAATTCATCAAAAGCACTAAAGCCCATTTGAGCAGCTTCCCAATCAGCGTGTAGTTCTTTCTTACAAATCTGTAAGTTTACTTGCAACTCTGTTGGAGTGAGTACTTTTTCCGTTAGTGTAAGACCTGATGTGGTGCTGTCAAAATCACAGTCAGCAGAACGGACAAGGCTTGAAAATGCTCCTACTTTCATAGCAGCTTTAAATTTGATGTTAGGGAGAATTGATATTGCTCCTTCATCTAAAGTTTTAGCAGACAACAAGGCAGCACCTAGATACTTCCCTGCAAACTCTCCTGCATAACTTGAACTTGTAATAGTTGGGTTTGGCATTTTTATTTATTTTTAGTTGTTAATTTTAGACATTACCTTGTCAAGTGTGCTTGGTTTTCTGTTTTGTGCAAACTTAACTCCGATATTGTTATTTTTTTGTTCTGGGTTATGAGCAATAGGCTCGGCAGCAGGTTCAGACAATTCCTCTTTTACTTCTTTCGGTAATTCCTCTGATAACTCCACTTCTGCTTCTTCGCTCATTTCTTCTTTCTTCATATCCTCAATCATAGCTTTGATTTCAGATACTGCTTCTGCTAGTTCTTCTTTAGTAACATAGCCTAAATCTTCAGCTTCTACTTCCTCATCAGTAGGTGCTTCTTCTTCGTCTAGGTCTTTGATTTCAGCAATAATGCCTTCTTCTGCTACTACTAGCATCTTACCATCTTCTAAAGTATAATCGCCAACAGGCAGTGCTACTTTGTCATCTTCGGTAACTATAAATATTTCGTTTCCTGCTTCAAACGCTTCTGCTTCTAAAACAGTACCGTTGTCTAGCTTTGCAGTTGCTAGTTCAACCTTTTCTTGGCTTTGCTCAACATCATTCACAATGTCAGTAGCTTCTTCGCCTAGATAGGTTTTAATCTTATTTAACATTTCGGTTGCTTTCATATAACTATAACTATTTATTTAACTTATTTTACATTTTTAAAATATAGCATTTCTAATCTCCGCAATTCTTTGTGCTATATTACTGCCTTGCTTATCTGCTGATTTAATTGCTTGGTTAATCTTTTGCATCTCTCTATCAATGGTTGCCCTATCTAATCCTAACGCTTCTGCTTTTTGTACAAAATCTTTAGCATCTACTCTTAAATCTTTAGACACATTATTTAATTCTTTTACTTTACCAATTATTCTATCTAGGAATTTATTACCCTCTATGTTTATAGCCTTGTTTGCTTCTTTAAATAATTGCTCAACTTTTTCTCCTTTAGCAATAAGGTCAGGCAATAAAGCCAAATCAACCTTTTCAGTAGGCACTTCTTTAGATAGTTCTTCTTTATTTATTTGAGCAATCTTGCTCATCGCTTTTTTCATAATTTATATTTTTCCTATTCCTTGATTTATCAATTTACCTTTACAGCATTTTGTACTGTAAGTGTCTTTGTCAGCACATAAACACCCCCGTTTACTGCTTTTAGGACTTGTCTTTGATGGTGTCAAAAATCTCTTTAACATTTGCCTTGTCCTTTATATTTTTTTTTATAGTTCTTACTGCCCTTTATGCTACTCATTTTTGTTTTAGCGTGTACACCCTTGCGCCTTACTTTAGGCTTCTCAATCTTACCTATTTGTATTTGTTTAGGCATTATATTGATGCAAGTATTTTGTCAATGGATTTTATATTTTCATCTACTTGACTTTCATATTTTTGCAACTCTTTTAAAATATCTAATGCGCCTAATTCAATTGCACTTTTTTTGGTTTTACCTAGTTTTTTAAGTAGTTCCTTATTATCTCTTAAAGACGTTTCTAAAGGTCTTTTGGCAGCTTCAATCATATCAATACCTTTCATCGCCCCCTTGTTTGCTTGTGCCAACTCTGCTCTAATATCATCTACTAAAGCCAACTCTACTTTTTCTTGGTTGCTAAATAGCATCTTGCTAATTGTCTTTTTGCTCATTTTATTTATTTTATTGGTATACAATTTGGCACTAATTTGCCATTCTTTTCTTTCATTCCGTACTGCTCATAGCCCTCTTGACAGGGTGCTTTAAGTTGGTGCTGCTCACAAGGCATAAACCAAGTCTTACCCTCATACTCGTGTTCGTGGTAACTCTCACAACCTATATCCTGTGCTGCTTTTATTGCTAGTTCTTTAGTGGAGTATGCTAGTCTATCGTCTATAATAGCCATAGTGTCGCTTACTACTTCGCTTAACTCTAACAAGCCTAATTCTTTTAGTTTACTTTCTGACCATCGTTTAGCAGCTTTACCACCCCACAACAAGTAGGATATAGTGCCACAAGCTTTAGTATCCCCTTCATCGTAATACTCCTCTGCTCTTGACAAATAAGAGTACATACGTTTAATAGTGTTTTCGCTAATAGGTTTACCTTGTGCTAGTTGTTGCGCTCGTATCTTACCTACGTCAGTTGCGCACTTATTATTTACCTCTTTGTTTAGGTCTATGCCTCTTTGTGCGTTGTTTTTTACTGCATCAGGATAATCTGAATAGCTTTCTAGTTCTTCTTTTTTGCCGTCTTTATAGCGTTTGTCATTTCTAACAATTCTACGGATATAAGATAGCATCTCCTCTGCTTCTTCTTCTTCAAAGTCATTTAAAGGTTCTTTAGGTCTTTCCATCTTGTCTATGAAGTACCCCTCTATTGAGAAACCTTTTACTTTGCCTGTTTTTACATAGTCATTCCAAACTTCATCATTGTTTACTTTAACAACTCCCATCCAAGTACCCACAGGAACGTTTAAGCCGTACTTTCTTGACTTGTCGTGTGTTTCATCTTCTACTAGCCAACTCTCTACTAGCGTTAATCCATTTAAGCTGTGTTGGTGTTCTAGTGTGCTGTTGTTCTGATTGCCTTTCATAAGGTACATTTCAGCAGCCTTACGGATAGTGTCTTTAGAGAAGTAAATATAATATTCATCTTCTCCTCTACGCCTGTATATAGGTTTGTTAGGAATAAGCAAAGCACCTACTAATAGTTGTTTGTCTATTTGTGCTAGTTGTACTTCTTCGTTTTTTAGTGCAACAAAGTCTTCTTCGATGGCAGGGTTTTCTACAATAGAGATAGCCTCTATACCCTCTACACTATTTTCGTCTAAAATAAGTTCGACTATCCTCATATAACTATAACGTTTATTTTTTATATTTTACTATATTGATGCACCCTCTACTATATTACGCTCTAAACTTTGTGCAGTTGTTACGTCTTGTGATGTTACAAACGCTTTAATAGGCTTCTGTGTTTGACCTGCTATTGTTTCTGCTAATTGGTTTGTACCACTTGCTCCTACTAAATTAAATGCAGGGGGTTGTGGTGCGCTTGGTCTGCTTGGTGCACTTACGCTTGGTGTACCCCCTCCACCTGCTGTTTGTGGTGTTTTAGTAGATGTTATAGCTTTAACATTTGCCATACCTGCTACTGTCGCTGCTGCTGCTGCTGCAAAACCTAATGCAGGACCAACAACAGGAATTTTAGCAAGTGATGCGTAACTATCTTGTGCTCCTTGATAAGTAGATATTAAAGCACTTGCAACTGCTGCTGCCTTACCTGCTGCTGTTTCCTTACCTAAATTAGCTGATAAACCTGCTAAACCTTGTTGAGCATAAGCAAGTTTTTGGTCTTGTGTCATTTTAGCCCAAGTAATCTCATTATCAGCAGCTTGTTCGTTTAAACCGTTTATTTTGCCATCAAAGTCTTTTTTAAGAGCAATAAGCATTTCATTCTTTTGCGCTTCATCTGTTATCTCTCGTTCTATAAGTAGCTTTTTAGCATCATAGTCTTGTTGTAACTCTAGCCTTTCTATCTCACGTTCTGACTTGCCTATAAGTGCTAACTCGTTTTGTAAGTCTGTTTGTTCTCTTAATAGTGAGTTAGTGTTTGTTTGTTGCTCACTTCTAAAGCCTGTGATTTGCGCTTCTATACCTGCCTGTTCGTTTAGTGCTTCTTGGTAGGCTATTTGCAAATCTATGTTATCTTTGTTTTTAGCTAATTCTGCTTCTGCTTGTTTTACTCTAGCATTAGCATTAGCCATCATAGTTTTCTCCTGTTCGTCTAGGAGTTTCCCTAATTCTTCATTAGCTTTTATACGTTCTTCAAAACTCTTACTTTCATCATCTCTTGTTTGGCGTAATTGTTCAGCTTGTCTATCGTATTTCTCAATTAACCCCTGATTAGCTGCTTCTGCAAGTCTAGCTGTTTTTTCTAGTTCTACATTTGCTGCTGCTGCTTTGCCTGTTTCTGTAACATATTTAGTAGTTGCTTTTACTGCCTTTGTTACACCATTCGCAACCTTGTCGAAAGTACCCTCTACACCTGTGTATATCTCGATATATTCCTTACCTGCATTTTTTACATCCTCTAATGCACCTG